AACAACTGTCCACTACGCATCTTTGGAAAGTACCATTTTACATCTGTGTAAAAGTTAACGATATTTATTGTTGCAAAATGTGTTTTGAATCCATCTAACGGATTAAATAAAAATGCCTCAAATCCTCTATCGTTAATACTTGTTAGTGGTAATACTTCTAGATCCATCCCACTTTCTGAATCACCCACAGCAACACTCCAATCAACGGGCATTGTTATTTCGTGTCCTCCTATATCCAGTACCATAGCTGGAGCACTAAATGACTCTAAAAATATTAAAGGAATAAAAAAGAAGTCCGGGTTTGATGGATCAGAATTATCGAGGACACTAAAGCGTACATCCTCGTCAATTTGTTCTGGTAAATTATCTAATTGATAACATTTATTTTCTAAGGTTAAAATTCTCATTAATTAATTCCAATCAACTTTTTCTAATGTAAAGGGGTATTGTGCCTCCTTATAAAACTTCTTACGTTGAGTAAGATGTCGCTTTGCATACTTACAGGTACTTGTAATATCCCATATCTGTACAAAGTCTTTGTCTTTTGCCTTTCTTACGCCTCTACCAATTGATTGGATTACACGAACAAAACTTTTGCCCGGCTCAATAAGAACAAGATTAAAAATACGAGGAATGTTAATGCCAACTGCCGCGACCCCATAAGTCGCAATAACCACATGGTTAGTTCCTTCATTAATTTCGTCATATGCTTCCTTTCTGTCTTTCAACTTCACATCGCCTTTGACAAAAGCTGAGCCTGGAATTAGTTCTTGTAACTTTTCTCCTGCGCTAATTCTGTCTACTAGTATTAGTGTATTTCCTGAATCTTTTATTGTGTTTAATAATTTGCCTAAGTAATCTAATCTTTTATCATCTGTAACAAGATATTTTAGTTCTGCTTGGTAGTCTCTAAATTCTGGTAGGTCAACTAATTGTACAACGTTAACATGACAATCAGAAAGCACACCTTTATCTTGTAATTCTTTTGCTGTAATACTTCCTATTACAGGACCTATGCTTGCGTGTAGTGCTTCAAACTCAAATTTTTCTTTAGGTATAGTTCCAGTTAGTCCCCAACGAATCGGAGCATTACGTAAGTTTCTTGTTAGCAAATTCTTTAACACTTCTGCTTTTGCTTGATGTACTTCGTCGATAATAATACAACTAACACCATTAAGAAATTCAGCAAGACTTAAAACTGTCCCACCGTCTTTAAATTTCTTATCTAGTATATTCAGACTTTGCCAAGTGCATATAGTGTGAGTCTTACCAAGTTCCTTACGGTCACCAAAGTACACACCTACATCAAGTCCGCAGTTCTTATAGTCTTCTTCTGTTTGTGTAACAAGTGACTTGTTTGGAACAATTACCAGTGAACGTCCATATGGCTCGCATAGATGACTTAGTGTTGCTGTTGTAATTGTTTTACCAGCACCAGTTGCAATTTCTTGTAAACTCTGTGGATGTTGTAAGAAATTATTAATTGCTTCAACTTGATAATCACGAAGCATGATAAGTTCGCCTTCGGCAGGATGACCTTTTGGCCAATGCACACCTTGATCAGCCCAATAAGTTTCTGTAATTGGTGCAAAGCCTAATTTTACAGGATGCCTATTATCTTCGATATCAACAATTTCAACAGCATTACGTTGAAGGATATCAACAATAGTATCAAGATGATTAACATAGCCGCTGCCGCCGATTCCAAAAAACGCAACCTTGCCATCCCAACGTCCTAACTTATACTGGGGCATATACCTTGCATATGGTACTTCAAATTTGAGAGCGTTTGCAAGTTTTCGTCGTACATCTACATCAAGCCCTTCTAGCTTGATGTTTACTTCATCTTCTATTATTAATTTACATCTAGATGCCATATTTATAGACCATATTTACGCGACCAAAAAGATCTAAAAGCACTCTTAGACTCTTCTCTATAAAGAATTAGGTCACAAAAACTTTCTATGTAAGTTTTAGTTAACGGTTGCAAAAAACTATTGAAGCATAATGCAGCTATAGGTTTCCATTCATCGCCAACTAACAATTTAGGAAGTTTATCATTATTAATATATACTACTTTTGTATTTTTGTCAACCCAATTGTTTAATGATTTTTCTTTAACCCATTCATTAAAACTTTCTCCTGTTTCGTTCGGTAGTCTAAAAAGAACACTTTGCTCAGAAGAATCTACAAGACCTTTTAAATTATTAAACACTTCGTATGTTTGAGATTCTGATGTTTCTTTTTCTACACATACTAATAACGGGTATCTATCTAGTGCATGGATAGCCGATATTAAATCTGATGCAGGTATCTCAGAAGGTCTTGCTAACATGTCTTGATCTTTTCTAGTTATTATTTTTTCAATAGTAGTTTTAGGGTTAATATTAATATTAATATTTACTATACCAAATCTACGTTTACGATCAATGTATTTGTACAAATTATTATGATCTAGTTTACCAATTTCTGTTTCTGCTGCTTCAAGCGCATTAGGAACTAATCCAATTAGTTTAGTGTTTTCAATTGCTGGAATAAACTCTGTTGATGAGTCTTTAATTTCAATTAGCTTATTGTAAAATAGTGTAACTTTCTCATCTATAACAAAATTATTATTTGAAAATTCACTTAATAAATTGAAAACATTTTGTTCGTTAAAGACAAAAAAATGTTCATGGGTACCTTTTTTATGATAGTAAAAATTACTATAAACTCCTGTTGGTTTACAGATATCTATCTTTGATATTAGTGTTTTGCTAAAAGGAAACCTAACTTTAATCCACAGTGTACGTTCATCAAAATCAGTAGTAGGAATGCTGCTATTACTAACGACAGTAATAAATTTTGAACGATCAACATGTCTTAATGGTTGACGTAACGTATCTAATACAATATCAAAATTAGCTACATCATTAAACTGATTCTCATACTTTTTTAATTTTTCTTTCATAAGAACGTGTTGCCTATCGGTTAATGCAACTCCCTTAAATACCTGCCTACCAATACTAGACATGATATTAATATCACTAGATTCTAATGATATTTTAGGGCCTTGTGTTAAGCCGGTTGCAAGTTCAAGACAATCTTCAATATTTAAAATTTTCAGCATGTAATATACTATAACAGATTAGAGCTTATCTGTCAATCGTTTAAGTGGTATACCTTGTGAAATTTCATTAAGTGTAAACTCTGTCCATGCATAGTCATTAAGCCATTGCTGTCTGTTTGGCATTAACGGATCTTCTATGTCATGCAAAAAGTCTATGTCATTAGCAGCAGGATATGCTAGACTACTAGGTCCAACAAATGCAGGCACACCGTTGAGTATACTGTGTATACCAGGATTGCTGCTGTAACTTATTGTTGCCCATACATTATTAAAGTGCATGTCAAAATCGTCATAGGTGCCATCAATTTTTACAGGGTCTTGTCTACGAACATTTTTAAATTCTCGTTCAATTTCTGGTAGAGGGCATCTTGGATGTGGACGAAATACAATAGGTCTATCTGTATGCCTTTGTATTTCTTCAATAGTATTCATGACCCAGTTGCTTATACTGGGCATACCCTGCCATTGTAAACTTTTATCGTGTTGTCCGCAGATTAATATAAAATCCCCACTGGATCTCCAAGGCTTACAAACCAATCCCAAGCTATCCACGCGAGTGCTATCATTGCCGCTGTTACCAAAGTAACCAGTTCTGTTAATTCCATTTAATCCTACCTTCCATGTTGTACCTCTTTTAATACCACCAACTTCTAGTACTATAGTCGGCTTATCCATTCTCCTATTACGGTCCCAGATAGTTTTGTTTGGAGCCATTCGACCACTGAATAATACACTCCAAATAACATCAACGTCGGCGTCATTAGTATTATCGTCAGTAATAAAACCAAGGGAACGACAACCCGTTCTAAAAGCGTCAAAGACAGGTTTGCTATTAATTGCCCCATATTGTGTCCACAGACTAAACTTCATTCCAATACTTTTCTTTGCGTTTGCCCATTAAGTCTTTAGGTAAACTTTTTCCTGCAATTTTACGATCGCCTTTCATATGATCCATCCATTTGCCAAGTACGCTGTTAATTAACGGATGACCTCCACCGCCTGTCTTGGCTGTTGTATTGTATATGCCGTCGCTATAGTCTAATGATGCATCTTTAAAGTCTTTATACCTGTCAAGTATGATACCAAAGATATAGCTGTCGTGCCACTCGTCTAGTGTAAACATGCCGTTATCTGCATCTTCGTACATGCGTTCAAAGTCTTCTAGGAAACTGTGTGCTACTGGATGATTTAAATTAAAGCCATAAAATCCGCACTCAGGCCATGTTTGACTTCCTTTACCTCTGCCTACATAGGTAACATATTTGTTGTTAGGTAGCAGTTGTGTAAACTCTGTATAACTCCAGGGACTATGAATATATGTGTCTGCATCCATCCAAACTATCCAAGTAGCTTGACGTTTTTTCCAAACATCAAATACTGCATATACCTTGTTAGCAAATCGTACAGCATCCCACTTAAATGCTTTATTCCAGTCTCTTGGGCGTTTTGCTTTTATATGATCAGGAGGAATACCGTTTGCCTTAGGTACATCTTTCCATTTAGATTTAAAGGCATTTAAACTAGGAAGTGACTGCTTTGCATCTAATATTGTAATTTGATCAGGATTTGTATTTATCGGGTTACAATCTTCCGCATACACGACTAGTTTAATTTTATTGTCAACGTTTTTTGCAAAACTATCTAAAAATTTTTGACCATATAAATCTAGTCCTGGTTTATGAAATGTCGTTACTACTATTATACTCATGTTTTAATGGCCCATTTCCTTAAATGTTTCCATGCTGTTCCGTTTTTTAACTCATCTAAAGACCAGTGCATTTGTGCCATTTTATGTATCCATTTTTCTCTATCAAAATATTTTGGTGTTTCAATTAACGAAAAATCATTGTGTGCAACATCCTTAGATTGACTCCTATCGCAATCCGTAAGAAAAACTGGAATGCCTTCGATTGCTGCTACTACTCCTGGACTACTGTTATGATTAACAACAGCCCACGCATTGTGTAGATCCTGAAGGAAGTTTTCTGAGTTACTTATTTTAACATTGGGAATTCTATATTTTATTAACATTTTTTTATGATTTATAATATTTCTGTCGCCCGGATGAAATCTAACCAATATTGTACGCTCTGAGTACTTTCTAATGCGCTGTATTGTTGCAACTAACCAACTCATTAAACTTTTATTATCCATACTCCACCCGCCGTCCCGCTGACAGCATATCAAAACATAATTTCCTTTTTTACTTTCTGGTTTTAACTTTATTCCTAATTTTTTACTAATTAGTTCCCAACGATGAGGATCTGGAGTGTTGTTACAATATTCCCCTGTTGTTGGAAATATTCCGTCATAGCTATACCTTAAAAACTTTTTTGAATTTCCTTTGTCATATGCTAAAAATAAATTACTGTCTATTATAATACTACGTTTATTTCTACGTGTTTGATATTCAAACACTTCTTTTCTTAAGTTTAAATGAAGAGAATTTTTACTACCAGGATGTACAAAACCTTGGACAACAGCTACATCAACATCAATAGGGTCGTAATCACAAACAATAGTTCCCCGATCACCAGATGTCCATACACCCTCTATAAAACTTGTTATTACCTGGGGTTTTTCGGGGTTAGTATTACTAGGCGGTATGCCCATAAGATATGATGCAACAGTAATCAATGGTTTTCCTCTAAAATACTAAATGCATAGCCTGACATCATTTCTTTTTTTGTAAATTGACAGTATGCTAGATGAGAAACAAATGCTATCATTTCATCTTTTGTTGGAATATTTGGATGCTCAATATCTGATAACTTTGAATTGCACAAAATATGTGCTGCATTAGGTCCTAGTGCAATTGCAGGTTTTCCGTTTATTAATGATTCTGTAGCTGCAATACTATTGTAGGTTACTAAACAATGAACATCGTCTTTTAGTGCCGCTTCAATTGTATTAGTACTAATTCTTTCACTACGAAGAGGTTTAAGTCTAACCTCAATTGGCCGATCAGTGTATTTTTTAAGTTCTTGAATTACGTTGTTAGTCCATGTTTCAGCATCAGGTTGATTGAATAATTTCATAACTTTATTACTTGGCGGACAAATTAAAATTTTTCTTCCTTTAGTAAAAGGTGTAAATTTATATCCTGCAGATTGCGCTCTATCAAAAGAACGGTTAACAATTGGTCCTAAATACTGAAGGTCATTTTTTGTAATTCTATGATAAATTTTTGATTTGCTTCTTTCATTGCCTAGATACCCGCTATCAATAGAATAAAATGTTCTTCCGGTTTCTTTACAATGATTATATGCAAGTTGTCCTGACTTTGCTAAACCTCTAATTACTAACGGTATGTTAGTATTAAGTTCTTCTTCAAAACTGCTAAGGTATCCTCCTACTCCTTTAACAAATGCTTCTAGGTATTCATCATACACTATGTTATGTTTTTTATAAGTTTCAGGACCAATATCGTCATTAAAAATTGCTGCTACTTTATTTTCTTTTGTTGCGTCATTCATACCTTGTATTACATTCTCCTTGGTTATACCATAGTAAGTACCTAACGGATCTATTAAATAATTTTCGTAATTTTTTAACAAAGATTTTGTGCCATTGTTTAACGTAAGGTTGTTAACAGTTGTAACTTTTCTCCGTTCCTCTAATTCTTTATCAAGAATCTCTTTGCGTAAATATTCTCTCTCAATTTGATACCATTCTGACGAATACTCACAATCATAATAGTTTTTAAACCAAGGGCCTCCCTCAGTGTAATGTATTGCTTTTGGCTTTCCGTCGTTTGGCTCGTTGTACCATCCTACTAACCAATTCCATTCATGACTAATTTTACCAATTTCATTGTCTTTTAACCAACTAAATCGATGCAAGTATGCTCCGGTAGTAGTTTCATTGTTAACTAGTTCTTTTGTTAATTTTTTATTACTAGGGTGTCCACAATTAAAAAGAACCATACTAGACCAGTTTTTCCTAGGATACACTGTTTGTTGCTTGCCGTCCATTTTTATGCCTTCTTTTGGTGTATAGTCATGGTGTACACACATTACGGCATATTTGTTATCTATTTGATCTATTAAATATTTAATATCTTCTACAAATAAAAAGTCGCAATCAATAAACAGTGCCCAGCCAGAAAAATCTGTCAAATGAGGAACTAGGAATCGAGTGAACGTGAACTCGGTGGTAGCTAATGGATCTATACCCCTCCAATAGTTTCCGCCTTCTCTGAGATTTTTTTGTTTTAGCGGAATAATCGATACAGGTATAGATGAAAGTTTTTCTATGCTGGTTTTACAAACTTGGAATGCTACGTCTTCTCTAGAATCCCAGCCTACAAATATTTTAAACTTCTCGTCGCTCAATGTCTTCTTCCACACAGTTTGTACCATATTGGATTTCAACTAATTTTAAGGGTTCTGTTTGTTCGTTAGCTAGCATATGCCACATACCCTGAGGTATGTGCAATGACTGGTGTTTTTCAAAAACTCCAAAAAGCTCTTGATCTGTACTGTTGTTAAGTGTATACACTGTTGCAATGCCGCTATCTACAAACCAGTGCTCACTACGATGCTTGTGACGTTGCATTGATAAATGTTTCCCAGGCTCAACTGTAAGTTCTTTCACTTTGACCTCCTTACTTGATTCATGTAGTACACGATAGTATCCCCAAATACGTTCTGTTTTTGGTGCCTTCCATTCTTCTAATATCCAACTACTAGAATTTATTTTATTTTTGCCGCCAACTTCCCAAGCAAACTCTAGTCCGTACTTATATTTGTACATTTCGTATTCTGGTGTAGTAGAGTTGTTTCTATCTCCACCGTTTGCAAAAACAACTGTGGTACTTTCATCATATTTTGCTAACATGAGATAGATTGCGTGGCAAGCGGTGCCGTCATCATCATTAAACGAAATAACTTCATCGACACATGCAAGTTCTTTAATAACTGATGCACGTTCTTCAAAAGGCATAAACGGCCTACCTTTTTTACGAGTTAGCCAAGCATCACTATTAAGGCCAACTACTAGCTTGTTTCCTAGTTTTTTCGCAGCCTTAAAATATTCTATATGTCCAGAATGGAGAGGATCAAACCCACCAGTGATCAATACTACACGTTTACTCATGTAGATATTTATGTGTGCAATTTATTAAAAACTTCCTTAATTGGAGTTAAGCTTATCTGGCCAACTGAAAATATAGGATCGTCTAAAGACGAAAGTTTAGCTTCTAATTTTAATGCAGCATAATGATCTTTAAATTTAATGTTATCACCTTTTATATTGTTTGAAAATTTGACCCAAGCTGCTGGTATGCCATATGCATGTGCTGCTATTATTCCATGTAATGAACTTGATATAATAGTTCTACATTTAGTTATTTCTTTTGCAACATCTAAAGGATTTGCATTTTCTAATTTTATAATTTTATAATTAGGAAATAAATTTTTAACCAACTCATAATCTACGTAATGGGGAGTAATTCCTACATCAAATTCTTTTTTACTTTCATTACAGAATAACGGTAGTAGTAATGCAGGGTCGCCATAAATTTCAGGACAATTACCACCACACTCTATAATACGTTTCCGTGTTAGTGGACCTCTTACAAATCGGTAGTCAGCATTTGGATTTAATTTGTGTTTTGTATGCATAGTTCCACTACCAAGAACTATCATGTTATCTGTAGCTCTATGTACAATAGAACCTATACACATTGCAGAAGCATTGCTTGGAGATTTAACCATTTTGTGTTTTATATTAAAATAATCTAAAACATAAGGGGTTAAGATATCTCCAAAGTTAGGACGAGCATTTGACCAATAGACGTTCATGACCAGCCAAATATATAATCTTTTCTGATATTAGTGTGTTCTATTGCGCCAATTGATTTAAGAAATTTTCCAGCACAATAATCTGTATCTGGATGTTGTTCTACAACAATAATTGGTTTGTACTTTAAGATTGTTTTTTCTGCACCTTGCAGAACTTGCATGTCGTGTCTTTCACAATCTACCTTTAATAATCCGAATTTAGGTAGATTTAACTCGTCTAGTGTCTTTAACTCTATTGATCCTGCACTATTTTCAATAACATAACTTGAACCAGTATTTTCGCTATCATATACCATGTTAATATTACCTGAAACATTGCTAAGTGCAAACTCGTTTATTTTAACAGGAAGCCCGGTAACATTAAGTTTTAAACATTCTAAAACTTGAGGGATAGGCTCAAATGCAATGACTTGACTAAACTTTTCAGTTAGCGGCTTTGCCCATAGTCCAACATTTGCGCCCACATCTACTGCTATACTAAAATCTGTTACATATTTGTATGCTACATCTCTTACATCGTCTTGGTACTGCGCAGGCCCGCCATTTTTTACACGCTTAGTTATTAACCGTTCAAAATGACTGTCGGTATCTGGCATCCAGTATTCATAAACTTTTTTCATATTACATACTTGTCATAAACTGATTTATACTTTTGTGTAATTTTCTGGTCACCTTTTAGCGTATAAAAGATGCTACCATATTTATTTTTTCCGTAAACCATCCACATTAATGGCAGTTCTTTAAATTTATAATCTTTAGCTAACTCTGCTAAAATTACTTGATCTCGACCAATATTCCAATTGTCTATACTAATTGCTTGTAACCGAGTCGCATAATCTATTGCAAATGCAGGATTGTTAAATGTAACAAACCCAGCAAGCCAGTTTCCTGCTTTTCGATGTTTTAATACATGTGTATTGTTAAAAACTTTTTCAAATTCTTTTTCAGTAAATGATTTAGTACAAATTGTATCAGCATCAACAGTTACAAATAACTCTGTATTTGATATTTTTTCTGCAACAGCTAAAAATCGAACTGCCTGTAAATATGCAATTCGTGATTCGTCAGAAGAAAAAGTACGGTCCTCTAACGAATATGTTACATATGGTAATTTTGTAAAGCTAGTAGGATTAACAATATGACAAAATAATTTATTTCTTAGCCAAGGATTTCTGTTGTAAGCAGATTTTAAAAATGCTTCTGCCCAATCGTTATAGTAATTTTGATCACATGCTACTAATATGTTTTTGTTCATTAGAGAGATGCATCTTCCATTCCAGCAACTCGAAGTTTAACTATATTTGTAATTTGCCACTGTTTTTGATCAAGTGCTTTAAGCACACCTAACCATTTATTTCTTATAAGAGCAAATTCATTAATAATTTTTTCGTAATCAACTACATCTGCCTCACCGTCAACATATTTTTCAACATCGCGGCTCGACAATGCTCTTTGATAATTTTCTAGATATTTTTTAAAAAACGAACTGCGTAATCTACGCAGTTCAATGTTTAAATATTCTAATATTGCTTCTAGTTCTTGCAGCTGATTAAATCTTTGTTCTACAATACCAGGCATGGATGCTGCTGCCTTTTCTATACTACCAGAGATTTTAACTTCGGAACGAGCCGTTATTAACTCGTTCTCGAAGTATTGGATTGCGTTTGGAATTTCAGAAATATCTCTTGATATTTTACTATACCAACCCATTAACTATCCCATTCATCATCATTGTCGTCGTCGCAGTAGTCAGCTTCTAGATAGTATTTAATAGCATTGTCTAGGTCAAAGTCTGATCCTAAACATTCTTCAAAAACTTGGTCGTTAACACCGTAGTCGGCCAATAGATCTATAAACTTTTCTGCAACTACTTCAATTTGTTTTTTATCAAGATATTCTTTAAACAAAGTCCAAACATCAGTAATCTGATCTTCACTCAACATTATCAACTAACTCCTCATGGTCAATTACTGATTCATCATCAGTTTGGGTATTTACCATCTCTGTCTTTTTATTAGGTAAATCTTCCATGACCATTTCGAGTAGTTGGCCGGTCCAGTTTTTTCTGTACTCTAATGTTTCAACGCCTTCGCTTGATGTATAGCGGTACCGGTTGCCTTGCTTTTCAAGTATGCCCCATTTCTCAAACATGTCAAACAATCCTGAGTAAGGATCCATGCCTGTTTCGTAAGGAATCTTAACTTGTACGCCTTCGAACGGTTTAGCATAACGTGTCTTCATAACTTTACAGGCTGCACGAATACCATTTACCTCTGAAGTTTTGTTACCATCCTCATCTTCTTTGAGTTTGAGCTTCTTCATTGCAACAACAATACTTGATGCATAGATAAAGCCTGCACCGCCTGAAATCTTGTCATCTGGATCAAACATATCTTGTGATGCATAAGTGTGATTAGTTACAACCATACCTACGTTGTATGCACCAAACATGTTGACACAGTTAGTAACAAGTGCTTTTAGTGCCTTGGCCTTACGACCCATGTCACCTTTCATGTCACCTGCTTCAAACTGATTAACTTCAGTAGGAGTCATTAACATACCCAATGAGTCAACTACAAACAAAACTTTAGGACGCTGATCCTCTGGCATTTCTTTGAAGTCTTTCATGAATACTGAAATAGTTTTGCCCACATCATCAATCATAGCCATGTTGAGCTTGAGCAATTTTTCTTCTGATGTGTCCACACCAAGTGCATGTAGCCACGATTCATCAAGTGCGTTTTCTGTGTCAATTAGAACAACAAAAATGCCTTGGTCTTGTGCGTGTTTTACAATGTTACCTGATACAATGTATGATTTGCCTGCGCCAGACTCGCCTGCAAAAACTGATACCTTACCTAGAGGAATACCTTTCTTAAAGTCTCCGCTGATAAGATAGTTTAGTGCATAGTTGCCTGTTCCAATCCAATCAGTAGGATCGTTAAAGCCTGCACTCATGCCTGTAATGCTCTTTGTTAGAGCTGTTCGAAATTTAGTTGGATCGAATGCCTTAGATGCCATATGTTTCTCCTATTTTAAAAAGCCGTTAAAGTCTGTAGACTTTATTTGTAAAAATAAAGCCTACAAACTTAATTTTATTAGCCGTTATTTTGACGTGCGCGGATCATTGCAAGAATATCGCTTGCGCCACCACCTGCCGCAGGTGCTTCTGACTTTGAAGCAGGTGCTGCTTTTGGAGCAGGTGCTGGTTCGTCGTCAAAGTCATCGGCTGGTGCGCTTTTGCTAGTAGCCGTTGCGTTTGGGCTTGCTGCTTTATTAGGATCGCCTGTACGTGCTGCCATTCCTGCTGGACGGAAATACTGACCCCATCTTTCAGCATCATATGCTTCGCCTTCAACGCTAGCTTCAAACATTTCCTTGAGGACTTTAACTTCAATATCAGTTGGCTTCTTAGGAAGGAAATCGCTTAGGTTGAACAGTCCGTGATCATTAACTGCCTTCATTTCAGCATCGCCTAATGCACGTTCTCTACGGGCCCAGTTACTAGTACCGTAGTCAGCATATCCTCCCTTTGAAGTCTTGTTCAAACGGAAATCAACGCCTGCTGTGTAATCAGTTGGCAGCTCTTCCATATCAGGATCAAGCAGACTTGCTTTAATGATCTGGAAAATTTGTGGGCCGATAATAAACCGACGAATTGGATTCTCTGGTGTAGAATCTTCATTCAGCGGACTATCTGTAACAAAGCCTTGGAAGATATAAGAACGCTTCTTCCAATACTTACGACCCATATCTTCTAGTGTAGGATCTTTAAACCAGCCACGCACCTCAGAAAGGATTGGGCAAGTTTCACCATACATTTCCATGCATGGAACTTGTACTTGTACTGGACGTGAATCAGTCTCACCTTTAACGCCAGCAAATGGCAACTTAATCATTAGGCGTTCTGCCCAGAAAAAGTCGTTGTTTGGATTGCCGTCTGGAAGGAATCGTAGTGTTGCGGTCTGACCTTCCTGCATGTTCCAGAAAGGATAAATTGCGTTGTCGCCACCGCCTGTAGAACTACCGCTTGTGCGTGTTTCTTGTTCTTTGAGCTTTGCTCGGATTTCTGCTAATGATGCCATAGTTATGCCTCCTTATAAATGTGCCTATGAGCTTGTGCCTTAATGTGTAGCACTAATATATAGTGTACACGATTTATTTATCTTGTCAACCTATTTGACAAGATATTTTAGAGAATTAGCAGATCAACGAAGACCTGCTAATTCTCTCATTCTGTCAAACTCTACTGACGGTTCCATTTGTTGTGGTTGTGTACGCATTTGAAACTGTTCAAAAGTTTGATTAACTCTTTCGATAAACGCCTTAGCAGGTTCTATGAACTGCTCGCCGTAATCTTTTTCAACCATGGTTAATACAGCGGTTTCGCCTTTGGGAAATTCGCCTGTTTCTCTGTCATAGTAACTTAGTATAAATTCGCCCAGGGGAGCCTTTTGCTCTTTTACTGCTTCGTCATCTTTGCCCGTGGCTTTTTTAATAGCAATGTCTTTGGCCTTCATGTAATCATCTGAATCAACATCGCCGTCTTTGTCTAGGTCTTTGCCTTTGGCTTCTTGTACGTTCATTTCAATCCACTGCATTAATGGATATAGTGTGTTAACGATTTCGTTTCCAAAACGTGCATCTTTGCCCGAGCCTGGCTCACGCTCCATGCCTTTTGCTTTTTTACGCAGTTCAATTACAGGTGCTATAACTTGTTTAAATTTAGCATCACTGGTATTTGCGTTATTGTCTAACCAGCTCATAACATCATATACATCGTTTACATACATGTTGGCTAGATTGCCTTCGTATTCGCCGTCGCCTCTTTCAATGCTTTTACCTATTTTACGTAGGTTGCCTAGTGTCTCAATTGCATCTTTTGATGTCTTAATGTATGCTTCGTCTAGGTCTTTGCCGCCATCCGCCACACCTTGAGGCTTCTCATTCCATTGATCGGCATAGGATTTTGTGGTTACATCCTCGTTGTTATAATCATAAACAATAAACTGGTCAACTTTTTTACGGGGCACATCTATGTTGAAGCCCTCACTGTCCATGAACTGCTCAAACTCACTCACATTGTCTTTTGAGACATAGATAAAATAATCTTTGCCTTCATTCTCGGCAGGAATAATTTCTGCCATTTCTTTACATTTACTGCAACGTCCGATATTGCCGTCTGGCTCTCCCATAATAGGAGCATCGCAACAGTTGCTTACGCCTTCTTCTGATTCTGTTTGAGCCGCTTCGCCAAACTGACCCATCATGCGCTCAAAGCCTTGCTCTAGTTCAATTTCTTCTGGTACGCAGTTAGGAACTTCTTTGCCGCCTTTTTTCTTATGGCCTACCATCTTGTAGCCTTTCCAACAAGGATCGTCTGCGCCGCCTTTCATTTTCCCAGCTTCTTCTAAGTCGTCTGGACCTAATACTTTAGCCTTTGTAGCCTCTGATACTAGTTTATAGATATATGGGAATACATCTTTTAGTTCTTCGTTGAACTGACGAATGGTTAATTGGTCAATCCAATTTTCAGCAACATCTGCTGGAACTTCTTCCATGACTGGAGATTCAAAACCTTCAAATGCTTCTTTGTAGTATGCAGTACGTTGTAGTTGTTCAATAGTTTTCTTAACTGTACCAATACGTTCTTTAACTACATCCATGTAGCCTGCTAGGCTTTCTGCCATTACTGCTGAACGACCCATATAAGTTTTAAACTTACGTAGTTTGTTTAGTTCTTCGCTTAGACTTACAATATAGTTACCAAAATCATCGTATGGCTTGCCGCCTTCGCTTACATGACGAGCCATTGCTCTTGCACCGTTTAGGTGTTTATAAGGATACTTAAAACGCTCACCTTCTGAGCTTTCAATGTAGATTGAGCCAACATGCTGAGTGCGACTCGCTGCTAATTCTTGATTAATATTTTCTGTATGCCTGACAACAATTCTTGCATTGTCTACATTTTGATAACTAACACGGCCAGTGCCGTACATTTTTGACTCCGTCATGGTTCCTTCTCCAGGGCGATTTTTTGCTAAGAATTTATAATCTCTTTTATCTAAATTAGATTTATTAATATCTCTAATATCAAACTCTAATCTACGTTTCTTTCCAAAAACTCGAAGTTCTTTTAAAAAGTTATACCAATTTTTTTGCGTAAGTTGATCTTCGTTTGTAATAAAATCTTTTGAAAAAATTACTGTGAGTTTATTTTTTTCTGTATTATTAGGATCTTCAGAAATATTTACACTTACGGTACCTAGCGTTTTTCCGTTATCTGTATAATCAAAATCGAAAAATCTAGCAAGTTTTGGCATATCCGTAACATTGCCGCTAGCGTCGCCAACAGTTATCTTAGAGAAACGTCCTCTGAGCTTATTAAATAGATCTTCAGCAATATTTTCTAATTTCATCATAATGTATTTATGTCAATAGTTAGTAGATATGAATATAGGCATAGGTTCGATATAATCTATTTCCCCGTCTGCTTGGCTAAATGTGTTATATATTCTTGGATCCCAGTCTTTCAATACATCCATCATTCTTATAGTTAATAGTGTAGCACTAATTAAATCGTCAGTCATACCTGTTTTAGCTTGAAAACTAGATCCTGTTGCTACAAACCCTTTAAGCTCGCTAATTAAGGGTTTAGAGTGTACTATCATTTTGTCGTTTTCGATCATGGTTTTAAGTCTTGAACAAGCCGTAACTTTGGACGAATGGGTAGTGTTAAAACCTTTGCGGAACTTTCTAACGTGTCCTTTTCGTATGGGCTCGCTAACAAACAAACCAGGGATATTTTCTTCCCCAAAGTCATTGATAACAATAAGTGCGGCTTCTCCCAGGCCATTATTTTCTACACTCCAATATATTCCTCCAGGATTTTTAGTTTCTTCTGCAATATAAGCACAAATATCTCTTAATACTCTAATCTGCCCAGGTATTGCTGTAGTATTATGTTGCCATTCTGCTACTTGTTCGTATGTAGGTAGTTCAATAACTTGAATTGCGGCAGAGTCGCCCCCTGTTCCCATACTTGGATCTAACGCTATCGCATACGTATATTGATCAGTTGGTTTTTTATACCATCGTGTTTGTCCCATATTGAGGAATGGAGTTTTTCCCTCCATGGTAGCAAGTTTAATAGAGTTGATTAATGTTTCATCAAATACTAAGAATTCACAACCGTATTCACGACGGAATTTTTCTTCGCCAATACGACCGATTTCTTCATCACGCCATTTTTCATCCCTGTCAGGATGTTCTTCCCAACTTGCTCTAAATGCATGAAAGCCGTTGATGCCTACGTCACTTTCGTTACCATACTCGTCAAACTTTTGTTCTGCTTGTTTCCAAATAGTAGCAAAAGTGTCTTCGTCTGAGTTAGGAGTTGAAGTAATAATAGCACGACCACCAGTTGCCAGCGTAGGTGATATTGAAGTCCAAAATTCTTCTGCAATGTTCGGTTGCACGAATGCAAACTCGTCACAGTATAGTAATGATATGGACATACCACGTCCTGTGTTGCCCGTTGTTGTTTGACTTACAATACGTGATCCGTTTTCAAACTCCATGCTACCTTTGTTATAACTTGTAACACCTGCTCTAATGTAATCCGGACACGTTTCATACACATAGCGTATACGTGCCATAATTTCCTGCGCACCCGTGTACTTGTGTGCAGCAATTAGTATAGTTTGATCTGGATGGAACATTGCATACCATGCAAGATAGATGGCAGCACAGGTCGTTTTACCCGTCTGTCTAGGCATCATGTTGATGTTAAAGCGATGGTTGTGATAGCTATGCATTAAACGTAGCTGATACTCGTAAGGATCAAATAACAACTTACCTCTTACAGGATGTTGTATGTAGGCAAAGTGTCTTGCAAAATGCAGATAGCCTTCATCGGGATCCATGCACCTTGCAAGATCCTCTATCTGTGCATTTGTAAATGTTTCTTTTTGATTGGCTTTTTTAATTAAAACGCCGTCAAGTGATTTACTCATATAACTATTTACTCAGAAAAATAGGCACCGTAGTGCCTATTTGAAACGTCCCATCCCGAATGGTAGTTTTATTTTTTAAAAGGATTCTTCTTTTTGTCAGCAATAGCTTTTTTCATTGGCTCTTTTTTATTGCCGTCTTTGTCCATATCTAGGAAGTCTGGTTTTGCTTTCTTTTCGCTTAATGCTTTTAATAGACGTGCTTTGATAGTTTCAACAGCCATTGGATTGTCGCCGTCTTGTGCTTTTTTATACATTTTCTTTTTGCGATTAATACCACCAGAAAGATCATTTAACATAGTGTTATGATCTGCATATTCTTCGTCTGGTTCATTCTCCCATTCTTCAATATCACTTGCGATTGACGGATCTTTAACTCGAATGTCTGAAGGATGCTTTTCGTGATGTAGGTCGTCGCCGCCCGCCATTAGTTCTTCAGTGTCCATGTATTCTTCATTAGGACGATTGTCTGCGCCTTCACCGGGAATCATCGGCTCGTCGTCAACGATATTACGTAGTCTTTCCATATCCATACGCATTGGCATCATTTCTGGATTAACTGGCTGTGCTGCCTGAAGTCCTGCATTTTTCATCATATTGATTAAATCAGCAACATGATCCTTGCCAGTGGCATTAAGACTGATATTCATTGATACCGGAGTGCCTTCCTGTTGGCCCATTGGTGCCATTCCACATTCTTCTAGAGACTCTAATAACTTTTTCATTTCCATTTTATTTCTCCTGGGTAGCGTCAGTGCGCTCTTTACGTGCTTTTTCTAACTCTTTAAGTAGATCCATCACTCTGTTATCGCCTACTGACTTTTGGGCACTTTCGCCGCCCAACTCTTCTGTTGTTAGAAGGGTTTGATATTCTTCAGCTTCTTTAGTTTGCTGGTATAATTCTTGTGGTTCATTAGGATTTCTAACAATAATATGTGATTGATGTATAGTACAGCAATTGCCAATATATTCTTGTAGTACCTGTACAGTTGTAGGATAGTTTAGTTCTATTTCAAAATAGGTTACTTCGGTATTTTGAAGTTGTGGGAAATCTAACGGTCTTTCCTGTATAGGTGTTTTTTTTCCTTGACTCATTTTTTCTACGCCGTATTTTTGTAGGCAAGTTTCTAAATGGTCAACAAAACCTTCAGGTAGTTCTCCTGCAACTCCTATCTTAAATGGATAGGTTTTTTTTGATTCTATTAGTATATCTTTAAATGATCTCATTGCGCATTGATCCTAAATTCTTATATATGTTATTTATCTTTACCTAGACCTTTTAGACGCTCTAAGAGACTGTTGCGATCAGTTACTACATATCCTTCCCCATTGATAATACCAGTTGGGGGTGTGTCTTCCTTGTCTAATTTTTCTTTTTTAAGTTGTAGTTCAACCATTTTAAGTTTTTTATCTAATTTAGCAACTTTAGCATCAAGACTAGTTTTAAGCATATTACCTGCAACTTCCATTACTCTGCCAGCATATCTTGCTTCTACATTCATTCCTAAATCCATTAGGTCTTCGTATGCAGCCATTGCTTTATCTGCTATTTCATTTAACTCAGTATCTGCCATTTCGCCAAGTCCTTTTACTTGAGGCAATGCAGCAGAAATTTTATCAAACTCAGCTATGTCTCGAAAAGTTTTTTCTTGTTCAGCAATTTCATATTTTTTTTGTTCACGCTCTTGCTTTTCTGCGTTCTGAACTATTTCTTTGCTGTCTGGTAGATTTAACAAGTCTTCTAATTTTTTAGTCATACTCTTTTTTCCACTAATAATATGCTACTATTATTTATCTTCTTCTACCATTGTGGAATATATCATGCTCACCCACTATGCGAAATAGAACACCTTGCTGCTTGCACCATGCTCTTGCAGCTTCCCATTTCGCTTGATTCACTACCCAACTTGCTTGATTGTGCTTGCTGCGACCAAGTTTTTCTTTAATAGTTTGATTTTCAGGTTTAACTTCAATAACTTCTATTCGTTGTTTTCCGTTTTTATCAGCATAAACGATAAAAAAATCAGGTACGTATATTGTGTGTTTACCGGTTAGTGGATTTCTATAAGGTATTTTAATTGCTTCGCTTGCCCATTGTTTTATAGCAGGATGCTCGTCGCAGAATTTCATAAAGGCAAATTCCCAGCCAGACCTATAAGTTGGTGTTCTATTGCCTACATACTTTGAAGGATTTTTGAGATTGAACTTTCCCTGAGCGTAATGTGCCATCTCAAACTACAATGTTCCTTTCTTCGTATAGCTCTATTTTAGAAACTCTGTAACCTATGGTACTACTTGCAGATCTGTTTAAATTTAAAATTTGTGCAACGACATTACTTAACTGTACATCAGTTATACCTTTTAGCGTGTCAATTAATTCAAAAGCAGGAATTTTATCAACCCCTGCTTGCTGTAGTATTAACGATGCAGTATTAACCGCTGCAACTTCGTCAAAGCCTCTTTTTTGAAAATATCCAACAACAGCATCGATTTCTGCAGGAGTATAGTAGATTTCTTGATTAAAATACCTATTAAGCATACGACTTGGTTGATTTGATTTGTCTTGTACTGCTTTTTGTAAGCTGCTACTTGTTGCCATGAATTAACCTCAGTTTGATTTAATTGCTTCGCTTGCAATTTGTAATACTTTTCTATTACCATTTTCTGCCATAGAAATAATTTCTTGTTCTATAGCCGTTTGTTCTGCTGTTGTAAGATTATTAAAATCTCCAAAATTTCTACTATTCCAATCGCCGCTATATGCACCAGTTGCTAGTACTCGTTTAACCGTTGCATTAAGTGCAGGTCTATTAGTTGACAATTCTCTAGATACTAGATTAGCATCTAGAGTTCTAGTTGATGCAATAGTATTATTCCTTGCAGTATTTGTTGAAAGTCCTGATATTCTACTAGAATTAGTACCTATTCCTGTACTTCTCGATGCTCCAGTATCCCTTTCTCTAGCGCCACGAGGAGACGGAAACAGTATTTGTCCTAATCTATTAATTTGTCTGCCTTCTTTGCTAGTGTTTAGTATAGAAGTGAGTATTCCTCGAGGGTCTTTTCTTCCACTAGAAATATTTCTAAATATTCCGCCAAGTGCATTTATACCTTGATTGTCATACTTGTCAAATTGGGGGATAACTACAGGTTCAATAGTTCTAACTCTACCAGACTCATAACCTTGAAATGCTTCTAAAGTTGTTAATGGACTATGCACTTGGTCGTAACGTGTTTCTTGGTCTGTAAATCCTACAGGCTCTTGTCCGCTTTCAATATTGCCGTTATTGTATAAAACTCCCTCGTATGCAACCATCATACGATTTTCCATTATTCCAGCGCCTTCACTGTAAGCTAAGTTATCGTGACCCCATGCAGTTAGAATAGGGTTGACAAGAGTGTATGAAAACCAATTGTGTCTTGAAAGTTGATATATTCTTATGTAACTAAAGAATGGTCCATTGTGCCCATTATCTAAGCCGTACTTAGGCACTTGTCCTTTAAATTTATCCCTCGGACCAAAATCTAATGGTCTACCTCTATCATTTTTATGGCCATCTTTAAAATAATATTTGTAATATTCTTCTAACATGGCTCTAGTTAAGCCAGTATTATCATCGTGCAACGTTATGGTAATTTCATCATAGTCTATTCTAGTTTGCACACGTTTTTTTCTGTTATATTGCTGTTTAGTAGTAACTTCTGCTTTAAATTTTGGCAGGTCAATACTTTTTACTAGTACACCTAGTTCTTTTCTGTACGTAGAACTATTTGCAATTTTATCATAAGGAGCTGCATATTCAAATACTACATGGTATAAGAATTTACTTTTAGGACCTAATGCATGTCCGTGCTCAGTAAACAGTTGCATAGCATGACGTGCATCTCTAAGATGCAATTCGCTATCACTGTTAATTAAATATAAGTCTGTTGCTCCGATTCCCATAATAATATTTATCCTGAGAGAATAACCGCGTAGATAATAAAAAAGCGAGAACTATTTTCATAGTCCCCGCTTAGTTGAATGCCAACGTTAAGTGTATTAGATACTGCCGGCGTTTGTTCCGCCAGTAATCTGTGTGCCACCGTCAGCGTCTTGTGTGGCTCTTGTTGTTATCTCACCAATGCCTAGGTTATCAGCACCTTCAGCACCGTATTGGATAGCATTGTCGTAACGAATAGTTAACGATACTGTTACAGGATCATTTGTTGCATATGCTAGTGTGTTATAATTAACACTTTCAACATAGCAGCCTACTAGATGGAATCTATCTAGTACGTTTGCGCCGCCTGCGTCACCGTTACCACCGTCTAAAATTTCAATTCTAGTTTGGAATTTGTATGTACCGCCCGACACTGCTGAAGACTGCTCCCAGAAGTCAAACTGTCTCTGGATCTGCTGTCCAACAATTTTCTGCACGTTATTGTTAGCATCTTCACGCAAGGTTAGCGTAATTGGTTCCCATGTGTGCTTACCAGCTAGATATGAACGGCTGTTGTAAGCATCAACTGTAATCTGTTCAAATGTTAAATTTGGACGGGTTACATCTACTACTTGTCTCGATATTTCTCTAACACCATCTGGGCCGCCTGTTGTACCAAATCCGTCTAGTAATACACGGAAGCGATACTGTAGCTTAGGCATCAATAGTGAGCTATTAGAACCAGAGCCAGCTGTTGGTATCGAAATATTTGTTAATGTTGTGATTGGCATTCTTAAATCTCCTAATACATAAGTATTTATCTATTTGGCCCCCCATTTCTGAGGGGCCTATTTTACCATTAGCCTAGTGCAGCAATTTCACCAGTATTCTTAATTCTCAACGGAATGTAAATAAACTCCACTGCTTTTACTGGTTCAATTGCAATATCTAGATAAAGCTCATTACGGTCTATTCTAGCTGGCGTGTTGTTTGACTCATCGCAAACCACCAAGTAGTCATATAGCGCACGTAAGCTCACTAGTTCTAGACAGAATGCATCAGCTGCTGCCTTGATCTGATCACGTGTGATCTTATCGTTTGGTTCAAATAAGTATGGTCTTGCTAGTTTTTCTAGCTGGCCACGCATATAAACAATCAAACGTGCTACGTTTACACGGTCTAGAGCACTTGCATTTCTTGCACGAGTCTTTTGACCAAACACAACAAGACCTGCACCGCTTAAGAATGTAATTGGATTGATGTTGTTGCTGTATAGTGTATCGCGCTGTCCGGTGTTTAGTGCGATTGAAACAAATTCGCCTTCACTGTTAATATAACCGGAAGCTGTTGCGTTTGTAACACCACCGCGTCTTGTACCTGCTGGAGCAAACCAGGGGAATGCAACTTGGTCGTTTAGTATGATTGTTCTTAGTGCCATATGGCTTGGAGGAACAACTACGTTATTGCCAAAGTTGTCGCTAGTAAAGCCCCATGGATAATACATTGCCATGTATTCGTCATAGCTGACTGCACCTTGATCATTATCTTCAACTGCTAGTCTAACGTTTGATGCCCATTCGTTTAGCGATGTTGCATCTGGTGTTAGTCTTGCTGGAGAATCGCCAACAACAAATGCTGTTAGTCTACGATCATAGTTTAGTGTGATCATTTCGCCAATTAGCTCAGGATAGCCTGGGCAAGCAATTAAGTTAAAGTAACGTGAATCTTCGTCACGAATATCTTGGTTGCTGTTGACCATTGCCTGTAGAGCTTGTGCTACCGACTTACGTTGTGCATGACGGCCAAATGTACCTGAACCGTCTTCGTTATTACCTGAATCAGTTACCCAACGATGTGGATAATATGTATCCATTGTTGCATCTAGTTCGTAACGTGGGTTAGGACCTGCATTTACGTCAACCCAGTTACGTTCAAAACGCTTAACGTTAAATCCACTTCTACGTAGGTTCCATAATAGCATACC